AGCCCTCCTCCAGCCCCAACGCAAGCCCCTGACCAATGGTGTCCGCCATGGCCTCTCCGCCGCGTCCCTCTGCCCCCACAACCCCGCCACGCCTGCCTGCCTGGAGAAATGCCCCAGACACCTCTGGACCAACGCCATAGGCCGTCTGGGCGGCAAATCCGGCCTGGACCATGCCTTGCCGTTGTGCCTCCTCGATACCTCCGCCACCCCGTTGGAGGATCGGGGTCATAGCCTCGATTGCCTCAGCCTCACTCAATCCGCCAAGCGTCTTGCCGGCCTTCCTCACCGTTTTGAATAAATCCCTGGCTGTTTGCCGGGCCGCTTGACCGCCTGCTCCCCTCCGCCGTCCGCCCAAACCCTCTGTTGCCTTTCGCTCGGCCTCATCCCCCTCCATTTGTCGGGCTACCACTTCCGCCCGTTGCTTGGCGGCCTCAGGCCCGCCCGCTTCAGAAATCGCCATATCGGCCGCTGCGCGCCTGGCCAAATCGGGGATCTCTACCTCTCCAGTCCGCATGTTGCGCCAATAACCCCGCTTCACGTCATTTTTTAGACGCTCATCCGCTTTTTGCTTGGCGTACTTACGCAACACCTCTTCAGTCCGCCCAGCCGGCAGATCCGCCATCATCGCATTGAGCCGGGTTTCCCGAATGTGCGCGTTGGCTGTCCTGTCCGCCTCTTGCTCAGCGCTCCTACGTGCTTGCTGCATTTGCCGGCCACCCCCAAATAGGGGCATGGCGCCAACGCGAGAACGCTGCAACCCTAGCGCGCCGCCAGCAAACCCCATAGCGGTGCTTAGCTGCCCCGCCGTTGCCGTACCAACAAGGGGAATGCCGGCAAGCGCCTGGGTCAGTCCCTCCACGCCGCCAAACGGGGCGCCAGCAAAACCTCGCGCCGCCCGGCCGGTGGCCATCCCCGCGGCTTGCTGCCACATACCAGGGCCACGTTGGAGCTGAATCCCCAACGAGGATTGGGCAAAGCCCTGCATGAAACCGCCACGGGCCATTTGCTGTGCCGTCAACGGTTGGCCGCTTATTCCCTTGGGGCCAAATGTCTGCTTGGTAAGCGCCAGCCGTTGCCCTGTCCGCGTGGCCTCAGCTCCCAGATTTTTCAGGTTCTCCTTGAGCTGTTTGTAAACGCCGCTCACCTTATCCATGCCCTGCATGGCTTTCATGGTGGAGAGCTGTTGCTTACCCAAATCCGCAAGCTGTTTTTCCAGAGCCTTGATCTCTTTGCGGTAGGCCCTGGTAGAGCCTTCCATCTTGGAGTAGCCCTTGGCCTGATTCGCCGCGGCCTTGGTTGCCGCGTCTACGAGCTTGCCCGCCTGTTGCTGGACCTGTTGAAATCCCTTGGCCCTCGCATTGACAACGAGATCGGTCCTGGTTTCTGCCATCACATCACCTCATCCAGATTCGGGAGTTTCCCCTCTGCCAGCTCCCGCTCCCACTTGTCTGCCAGGGGGTCAATGCTCACGGAATCATCCAGTACGTTGTTCAACGCCGCTAGAGCCGGCATCGCCACCTTGGAGTCAATGTCTCCATCCCTGAAACGATCCGCGATCCGTTCACGCTCAGAGTACATATCCTCAAACATCTCAATCTGCCATTCAGCCCAGCTCCGGGTCATGAATAGCCGGTCATTGGTGGGCCGCTTGTATTTCTCCACCCACCATTTGCGAATCATGTAGTCGTTGGTGTGGACGTTCTTTTTTGCTTTCCTCCTAAGCCTGTCCATGCTCCCGAAAAAATTGCTCGAAATCCACCACCTTTCCGTAGATCGCCTGGATGAGCGGCACGCCGTCAATGATGCTCATGGGATCCTTGAACCACTCCGGCCGCTTGTCCAAGCAATAGCTCAGCCGGCTCACGATGAAAGCAATCTCATCGGTGAGCGCGTCCAAGGAATCCTTGGCCGTGCTGCCCGTCATGCGCGCTTGCATCACGCCGGATTTCACGAGGTCCATCGGTGTGGGGAAATGCGTGGTGAAACTCCCGCTCCATTTCTTGCCGCGGGTATCCTCCCACTCAAACTGAAACGTGTACGGATTCTTGGCGCGTGGATCCTTGTCCGGGTCCACCTCCACAGGCTTGTCCGCCATCACCGCCTCATCGGCCTGAGCTTTCAGCTCTGCCGTGCTCACGGCCTCCGCAAGATGGGTTGGCGTCAATCGTTGTTTCAATTCCTCTGGATTCACTTTGGTAACTGGCATGGGTCGCTCCCTGTAAAGGTTTGATGCGGCCCAGATTGCCACAGACGGCCTGGATGGTCACGAGCTGAAATGCAAGAGGGGCGGACACCCGTTATGGATGACCGCCTCTCTTCCTACTTACCATGGAGGGCGCTATGGCTTAGGTTTCGCTCTCGTCCCGCACGCGGATCGCGTTGAAAGTCACGTCCTCACCGACAACCCCGCGAGCATCCACGGTCCAGTTGTGGCTCTGAATCTTGACTTGCTCCAACGTGGCGAATATCTTGCCCGTCTTGGAGTCCTCAACCGTCGCCGTCAGATCGCCGGTCACGAGGATGTTTTCCAGATGCTCACCGGTATTGGCGCCGTTGGGCGGAAACCAACCCTGGCTCTTGAGCGTTTCACCGATGATCCGGAACATGGAGGCCGTGAACGTCACGCGGTATGCAATCGGGGCATACTCCTCAACCTCAATGTTATCAAGGACTTCGATGGGATCATACTGAATTTCCTCAGAAACATTGACGTTTCTGGCGTATCCCACCTTGACGCCGTTGATGAGAAAGCGTGCCCGCGCACCAGTAAACAGTCTGCCCTTTTCAGCCATGATGATCCTCGCTCGCTATCGGTTACGCCGCGCTCTGGCGAATCGTTACCAAGTGAATGGTGTTTTTGACAAAATTGATCGGGAGGACCGGCGCCAGCTCCACCGAAACCTCCATCACGTCCACGATGAGATCGATGGCCAAACTGCGGTAGGCCACGATGATCGTCCCGTCAACCAACAGACCCAGCGTGCCGATGGCCACCGCCTTGCCGGCGTTGATCGTGCCCGCAAAGCCTTTTTTGCCCACCGCAAACTCCATGTTGGTGCGGAAATTGAACGTGCTGTAATCCACCGCCTGATTGACGCTGCCCTCACAGAAAGCGATGTTGTTGGAGCTGAGATGCGTGGTGATGTTTCGCACAACTCGCCGTCCCACGCCTTCCACGTTCTCCAAAAACAACAGACCCGCTTGCACCATCTCCTCAGCATCATCCGTGGGATTCCATGAACTGTGCTGGCGGAAAGAAAGCACATTGGCATATTTGAACGTGAGCGGAGTGCCCACAGGGGCCCCAGCCTGCATGCCGGCGATCACCGCCGCATGGAATGGCGGCATGAATTCTTGCCGCTCACCCGCCGTGTTGTACCGCTCCATGGCCTGGCCCACCACGCGGATGTGCCGGCTGTTGAGGTCCACGATTTGCGCCTTGATCTCATCCTTGGTGCCCACATCGGTCATGGTCGCATTCATGGCACCCAGCACCGCATCCCGCTCGCTCCGGCCAATGCCGCCCATGTACGCACAATGAGCGTCCACGGCCGCATGAACCGCGGGATCTGCCGTCAATGCCACTACGGTGTTGACGCGGGTTTGCTTGAGGAGGTTGAGCGCCTTTTGCCAATCGGCAAACGTCGCCGTACCCTCAGAGCCGCCCACCAAAAAGACCGGTGAGGAGGTATTGCTCGGCGCGCCGCCGTAGGCGCCGGCCGAAACCGTGGCCACAACGTACTGGCTGTTTTGATTGAACCAAGCCATGCACGCCCAGAGATCCGCGTAGTACGAGGGCTCCGCGGGAGCCAGGCAGCTCACGGCCGCAATCGTCCCATCCAGATTCTCCAACAGGAATGACGTGAGAGCGCTGACCAACGTACAGGTGAACCCACCCACACCGGTCACCGCCCTGGCGTTGAAATAGTCCGCCATCTTGAGGAGCGTGCTCTGAGTCGCCACTTTGGCCCACGCGGACACACCGGACACTGTGACTGTCCTGGCTGCCTGCACTTCTCCCAGCACGATGGCCTTGATCTCGGACCATACGGCCACGCCGATCACCGGGGTTGTCCCGTTGAGCGTGATCTTTTCCAGAGTGGCCGCACCGGAGGGATTCAACCCAACGATGATGAGATCCTTGGTTGTTGCACCATCGGCAACCGCGGTCATGCCCCCGGCCGCAAACATGGTGACGCCGCGCTTGAGCCCCTTGACCGGGTTGACACCCAACGCCAACGTCATGATGGCTGTGCCGCCACCAGCCGGCCGCACAATCACCGCGCCAGCCGTGGTACCGGCGATTTCCGCGCCCAACACCTTGGCGGTATTCCAGACTTGAGTGCCCACAACCGGCGTGGTGCCGTTGAGGGTCAAGGTTTCACGCTTGGCAGCTCCAGTGCCGTCCAAGCCGTAGATCGTAATCTTTTGGCCAACGTCACCAATGTCCGCGGAGAGCACTTCCACCGCGCCGGGAGCGGCCGTGGGGCCCGTGATATCCGCGTCCAAGCCGGCCACCGCGCGGGTAGCGGAGGCTTTCACTTCGCCACCGGTAACCACCTGGCTGGCCATCGTATCCCAGCCGTCCGTGGGCTTGGTGTACTTGAGCTTGAACATCACATCGCCGCCCACGTTGTCCTGGGCCTCTGTCACGTCCTCAAAAATGACCGTGATCTTTTTGCCCTTGGTCGGGTTTGTGCCCACGCTCACCTGGATTTGCTCCGTGAACGCGCCGTAGTCTTTGCTCACAAGGTCCAGGGCGTTGCCATAGGCATTGGCGAGTACCGCAACCGATTGCGTGGCCGGATTGATCTTCATGGCCACCATTTGCTGAGCGCCCGCTGTGATATCAGGATCCTTGGATGGGGCAAACAGCATATCCGCCACTTCACGGAGATCACCACTCCGGAAAATCTTGCGCGCCTTTTCCGGTTTGTTGATCTTGATGAAATCCTTGGTTTCGGAGATCGCGCTCACGGGCTTGCCACCCTCAGCCGTCCCCAGCGCGGCTACGATGCCAGCCGCACCCAAGCCAACGGACTCCAGGCCAGAGGCATCCACCTCACTGTACGAACCCGGCACGCTGATCACTCTGCCGTTGAAGAATATAGTCGAAGCCATAGTTGACAATCTCCTCTAGCCAATCGGCTTGTCTTGAAACTTTTTGTACTCTGCCTGCCACGCTTCAACCGTCATAGGGCCAAGGTGTTGCCGTCGTGCATGACTGACAAACCCTGCCATTTGGTCCCACTTGGGGCCCGCCAACGTGGCGTAGACACGGAGCGCAATCAGATCCGCGGGATGCGGAGCTGGCTCCGGGATTGCTTCGATTTTCTTGGGGGACTCTGGAATGGTGGAGGAGGTTTCCGGCTCATCCGGAGTAGCCGTGGCCGCGTCTTGAACGCTATCCACAGGCTCATCATGATATCTGTTCTTCTTACGCATTCTCACCCTCCGATGCCACCGTTACGAGCGTTTTGACCCCACCAACATCGCTGGGGCTCCCACTTTTGTCAACGTGTATTCCAGATACCTTGAACGCTTTACCCAACTTGGTATCCTTGGCCACCGTCAACAATTCGGCACGGCAACTCACCGCCAATTGCCGAATGAAAAAATGCTCAGGAACGTAGCGAGGATCTGGTGCCAAATCCGCTCCAGAAAGAGAAAGGCCGTACACACCATAGGGAATGAATGTGGGCTTGGCCTGATTGATGATCGCCTTGGCTACCTCATAGATGTACTGGCACACGTCTGGATGCTCAGCGATGCACACCAAATGAAACGTGTGTTCCCACAGCGCCGTGTATTGGCTGGCCCCAAAATCCTCATCCAGCTCATCCACAACATCGCCGGCCTCATCGCCAATGACGGCATCCGCCTCACGCTCGCTGGCCAACAGAATGGAGATGATCGGGGGCTCTTGATCGCTTCGCGCGTACCCGTGAATGACGGTGGGGGGCTTGGCCGCAAAAAACGTCTTAATGCCAGCCACCTCAACGGCATCCAGCTCGAAATTCTTGCCAAACAGATCGTCCAGAATCGTGGGATCCGTTTTGATCGCGTCCAGCCCGGTGACCAACGCCTTGTAGAGTAATCGTTGAATCATTTGATGCTATCCACATACGCTTGAAAAGCCATGGGCGCAAGACGGGTAGACACGTACTCCGCTACCTGTTGCGCCAGTAGCGCTCCCGGCGTTGCCGGCCGAATCCACGGGCTTGAGCCGATGCCCGCACCTTGCGCATCCACGGAGATCGTCCGGAAAGTGGTGTAGCTACTTTGCGTAGCTCCCCCGTAGGTTTTCTCCTGACGCACCATGCCGGAGTAAGGATCCACCGCATGATACGGTTTGGCCTTGGGCACGTAAACGCTTTGCCGTGTCTTGGTGGCTCGAATGTTTCCCGTGTCCAGACGCTCACCCCAGGATGTTTTTCCGGTGTACGGGTCCGTGAGCGTGGGCGCCAGTTGCTTGGCCGCGTTGTAGATATCCTTGCCAAGCTGTTGCGACCATGCAGAGCCTAAGAGTTTTTCCAGAGCTTTGCCCATCGGGGCGCCATAAGCTCCCGCGCCTGGCGTTCGATGCCGATACGGCACCGCTCGAAAATAGCCTCCCTCTTTGCGAGGATGCTTCCCCTTTTGCCCCACCGGCACCGTAGGGACGTTGGGCCCTAGCAACGTATCATGGAGATCCTTCTGACCCATCCCTTGCTCCAGCATGTTGGGGAGCATGCCCACAAGGGAGATGATGGCCAGATCATTTCCGCGCCACTCAACCGGCTGGATGCCATTGATGTACGTGGTTTTGGTTGTGTGGAATCGCTCAGAGGCCAGCTTGATCCAATGGTCCCGCGCACCCTCTATCACATCCCGCATGACTTCCAAGACGGCATCCTCATTGAGCGCCGTCACCAACTCCAACGGGATGAGATTTTCCAGATTGAGGACTTGCACCTCAATCATATCAGGAACTCGTACCGCACCACGGCCTGTACCGGGAGATCCACCGGCTCCCCCTGTGGCGTGAGCGGCGCTTTGATTTTGAATTTGGTGAGCGTAGTCCGGACGGCGTGCGGATGCTCAATGATACGAAACGTAGGGTGCGTAAGATAGTGGCAAACCAAAGGCACGCCGGGAGCTGGGCCTCTACCCGTGCGCCAGGTGATATCCCCCACCACCACATCGAAGTCCGCGCCCTCCGCGTAGACGGTACTGATATCCCGCACGATGTTGGACTGAACCACAGGATATTTGGTTTTGAGGAGCGCGCCCTCCGTGCGTTTGATGATCTGGCTGTAGACCACGCGGGAATCCAGACACGTGATCCGATCATAGTAGCCCAGCTTGTTTTCACAGCGGACGGTGAGCATGGCCATGCCCTCCATCCACGGGCCCATTTGATCCAAAGCATTCTGCTTTGCTGAGATGCCCGTCATGATGCCGTGAATGACGGCGGCCGTGCTGCCCACAAATTTGCTCTGAATCTCATCCAACGGCCCAATGATTTTGGGATTGGATGCCGCGGCCTCTGGCTTGAAAAAGATCCAACCCAAGCCATCGCAAAGTTGGCAGTTGGGATCGTTTTGGTCCGTTTGATCATTGAGACTCTTGCACGGGCACTGGCACGTGCGGCTCCAGGCAATTCGGTAGCCCTTGCCCTCGATTGCGCGGACCCACATATCGTTGCGGAAATCCGCACGGGTAATGTCCTTGATCCCGGTGGGGAGGCCGGTAACACCTGCTTTGACGTGCGTGGTTTTTTTGAGTACCGGCATGCGTTACCCCACCGTAAGGCGCGGACCTTTGTAGTACCGCAAGAGATGGGGCAATTGATCTTTGATGTCTTTCTGGTACTGAATGATACGCGCCCCGTAACCGGCGTTGGTTGCCGAGGCCGTGGTGGACACGCTCTGACTTAGCCCGTCAATGCCAATGCTGGAACTGGCGATGCCGGCGCCAGCAATCATATCGCCAGCGACATTGAATGGCCCAAGAGAGGCAATCATACCAACGATGTGTTTTATGTCCGGAGGGAATTGGTCCAGCTCCGGATCACGGGGGCTCACCGCGTTGGGATCACGCGGCCGTCCAAACCCCGCCTCATAGCTCACCCGGAAAGCATCAGGGATAAATTTGTTGGCGCCATAGATGAGTGGGATCCACGCCCCAGAGGCACCCAACAGGATAGTCCCCGCGGTTCCAGTGCCCGGCACCATCTGTAGCTGACCCTCCGCTCGTTGAATGTGGAGCCAGTCTTTCTCAAAAACCTTGACCACCTGCTCACCGGGGAGGACGAGCTTTACCTCATTGACGCCAATCACCGGGTAGTGATTGAGCTTCAACCAGATGTATTTGTTGTAGTCATACTTGTAGTAGTCCTGGCGCTCATCCGGGTAGATCCGGGGAAGGATCGGGAGGTCCAGCCGCTTTTCAATCCAGTCCACGGCCGCTTTGATGTACCAGACAAACATGGCGTTGCTGTACGGCACGCCTTGGTCATTGGTGAGATCCACGCCAAACAGGTAAATGTCTTTCAGCTCTTGGATGGAGATCACCTGGAGCGCCGGCTCCGGCGTGCCCCGCTCAGGATCAGAGAACGTGTCAAAGGCACCAGATACCGTGTTGTAGTATCGGAATTTGTAGTAGTAGTCCGCCGCGCCGTTGTTGTCGATGAAATCGTAGCTCGTTTTGTCCTTTTCGAGCCGGGGCCGTGTACCGGCCTCAGTCACCTCATTGTATGCTCCCGTGGGACCGGTGATGGCCCGGAATACCTGGATAGCGTCAAACGTCTGCATCACCACGTTCACATCGTCCACAACGATGGTAGTGGTGATCGGTTCCAGATTCTCACAACTCATCGGTGTGCTCTCCCTTAGACCCAGCTTGCCAAATCCTGCATGGCCAGATCAGGCACCGTCCGGATCACGTTCAGTCCGGTATCCTCAATGGTGAAATTGACTTGGGCCAACCGCTCCAGCTCCAGCCGGAATGCGCCGTTGGCATCGGTAACCGTACAGGCCACCGGGTCACCCTCCTGCACCCCGTTCACCGTTTGTGGAGTCACGGAGTACGCTTGGACTCTGGAATTGACCACCGGTTGCCCGCCAGCATTCCGGATCGTGCCGAAAATGACGCACAGGTTGGGCGCGCTCGGCGGGATGATCACGATCACAGAGCTGCCAACGTAGGTCACCGTAGCATCCACCGTCACCGTCAGCATCTCTGGCACCGTGAAAGCGTAGCCGGAGCGGAAAATCCGGAGCGCGTACTGAGCCGGGTCCAACGCCAACACCGCGTTGCCTGAAATGTCAGTCCAGACACGGCTCAGGAAATTGGCGTTGATCGCATCGTAAATGTCCACCTGAGCCCCCTGAATAGGGGCCGCCAAAGTGTCACGGAGCTGGACGGTGATTTGCTTGGAGCCGCGGAGCGCCGTGGTGAGCCGGGACAATGCCTCTCCGGTGGAGCCCGGATCAAGATGCTGATTCAGCATCTCATCCCAAACCGCATCCGCGTTGGCGAGGGGCACCGGCCGCGTGGGATCTTCCATCGCTACCAGTTTGCCCATCACCGTGTCCCCAGGCAGCACCGGCACCACCGGGGAGCCTTGCGGGATAAACAGCTCATCCGTGACAATGTGCTCCTCTACCGCGAAGCCCACGGGGTCAATGGTGTGCCGATAGTACACGAGGTACACCCATTCAGAGCCCACCGCCGATTGTTGAAATCGGTACGTGTAGAGGCCGGGGGAATTGATGGCGTCCATCTCCGCCATCGGGAGCCACACGGCCGAGTTTACGAATGTGGAGCCATTCCAGAAATAGTTGTCCAGAGGCGCGCCATGCGTGGCCCGGACTCTCCGGATTGCCACCTCTGGCGTCATGCCTGTTGAGCCCACGCCCGTAGGACTTACGAGCTGGACAAACAAGGTCACATCATCTGGAGTAGACCACCGGTAGTAGCTGTTGCCCATGCTGCAAATCCTCTCGCAGTCTGCCCGCCATCATAGGCTGGCACGGATGGATTCGCCAGCCCTGTTTTCTGCCGCCAGGTCATGTCAGTGTTCCGGGGCCGATCACATTCCGTGCGGCCAGAAACTCGTACAGCCCGCGCTTCACGGCCTCGTAGGTGCTTTCGTCTTCTTCCGGCATCGAGTTGGCGATGAGGTCGGAGTATTCCGTCCCCTGGACCGTCACGTTCATGGGCCTGGAGCGGACAGGCAGACCAGGAACCCACGCGGCGTTGATCGTGTTGCCGTACTCCAGATCGACTCCGATGATCGAGCGCAGCGAGTCGTGAAGCTGCCGCACAATCCGCACCTGCGTGTAAGGGCCTGTTGGATCGAGATCGCCGGTCGGGATGGGAGTAGTCAGAGTCCAGGGCATGATGCTCTCCTGTTATGATGTCGCGTGCAATCCTAGCGCTTCCAATGACGAAAAAATCGAATTGATCGCTGAGCGCGCTTCCGCGTCAACGAACCCACCACCACTCGGATCTGCAACGTGCGCTCGTTGCGCGGTAGGCGCAACGCCCCCCATGCCGAAGCCGCCAGATACCTGCAACGCTTTAAGCTCTGTTGCCGAGCCGCCCACTTTGCCGATGGTAATGCGGTCGTTCGCGGTTGATGCCGCAGCGTTGCCAATCGCGCCGGCCCTCATGTGTTGTGCTGTAGCGTTGTGGCCGATCACGATGGCCTCAGTGCAGTCCGTGGAACCGCCGTCGAGCCCGTAGGACGTGTATGCGCCCGCGCCGATCACGACAGCATATGGCGAGCGCACGCCTACCGACACCCCGTAGCCGATACCGACACTCGCTGTTGATTGCAGGATGGCGCTGAGTGCCACTGTCGTTCCGCGACCGATAGCGACTGCATAATTTGCCCAGCTCGATGCACTGTAACCGAGTGCCACCGCTCCAATACCCTGGGCTTGAGAGAACGTACCAATCGACACTCCGGTGGTTTCGCACTCCGCACTCCCACCGACGCCAACCCCGCCGTCTCCGAACACATTGGCGCTGACGCCGCACGCGACTGATGTGCTGCCATTGGTGTGCGCGCTAGTACCGATTGCGATTGCGCTCGTAGCTACGCCTGAGACGTATGAGTTGTAGCCCAGCGCGATGCTGCCCGCACAGTTCGCCCGAACCTCCGCGTTGTAACCGATGGCGATACCACCAAGGACGCGGACCGCTGCCCCATATCCAGCGACCAAAGAGTCTCCGAATGTGGAGAGCGCGTTCGCCCCGAGTACGGTGGCTCTGATTGCGGTTCCGCTCGCTCCGTAGCCCAGCACCGTCGCATACTGTGCCGAAGCCACTGCATTCGCGCCGACTGCATTTGAGTATGCTGCTGACGCTGCCGCCGCGCTGCCGATGGCAACCGACGATTGATCGATGCCGCTTGCTGCTGACGGACCAATAGCGACGCCACCAGACGATGCCGCGCTGTTGCCTATGACGACGCCCTGCCCCGAAGCGCTGTTCCCGATGACGACGCCGCCGCTGCCGATAGCGAAGAAGCCGATGGCGACACCACCGTAGGGATCGTCGGCGTTTGCTCCTAGTACCGTTCGTCCATAGAGATTGTTCCAGAGTGTGCCGGTCGAGTAGTAGATCGCACTCGCACCTACTGGATTCTCTGCCAATCCCCAGCGCGAGTCGGCGCGAAAGAAGAACCAAGCGGCGCGGCGGCGGTATCGAAATATCTGCGTGTCGAGCGGAAACCCAACGGTGCCACCAGGGGGCGTCGCTGACAATAGGTCCGTCTCGGTGGTATAGGATATGCCCGTTGTCATGACCGCCCACGACGATGATCCGCGTATCCAGAACGCCAGTGTGTCAAGCGCAAAGCCGATTGTGCCCACAGGCGGCATGTCGGAGAGCAGATCGGCCTCGTAGTCATAGGACTGAGCGCCCGGTTCCGGTGTGTCGGCCAACAGATCCCCCTCTGACGGGTATGTCGTGAGGCCTCTACCATCGAAGGGCTGCCACTGTCCTCCCGCGCGCTCCCAAAAATGTTTGGAGTCGGTGGCGTAGCCGAGCGTTCCATTGGCCGGCGCGGCGCTCAGTAGCGCGGCCTCAGTCGCGTATGTGGTGACGCCGCCACCACCTCCACCGCTACCAACCTCCTCCCAGGTGCCCGCTCCGCCCGCGTTCTTTTTCCAGAGCTTGTTGCCTACACCCTGCAAGTAGAACGTGCCTTTGGGAGAATTTTTCACCATATCCGGCGCACCCAGGTCATTGGGATCGCCAGAGTACCCACAGTTTTCCGCGGTCAGCATCACCGGCCGGAGAGGCAACTCAGTCTGGACGAAACTTTCAAACGGGGTTGCCATTAGACTTGCTCCTCTACGCTTGTGATCTGAGCCGTGCCGCTGGAGTTGGTTGCCGCCGCGGCCACGTCATTCCACCAAAGCGTTGTGGGCATGACGCCCAGAGCTGTCACCGTGAACCTGTTGGAATAGTTGGCCGTGTCCCCTTGTGTTGGAGTCCTGACGGCCGGCTGATTGGTTGCTGTGAAAACCCCCGCCACCAACTTGCTGTAGTCCACCACAGCCGTCCCGATGAGCGTGGATTGCGAAAATGCCGGGAATGAAAGGGACCGTGCAACAAACCCGCCCAACACGTAGTTGGCGTCCCCTGTGATGGTTGTTGTGGGAATACCCGCCAAATTGACGGCGGATGGGCTCTGCCAGGCAAAGGTGCCCTTGGAGTCCGGGTCAATCACCCGGAGATCCCGCGTCCAGACTTTCGGACCCCCAACAAATCCGGAGCCCTGGAATGTGCCGGCGCTGGGAGCTGGCGTCAACGATGGCGCTGAGTACAGCTCTTGGCTGGCCGTAATGGTGATGGTGTGATCCTGTGGCGCCGTCCCGTTGTTGCCCCCGGAGCGCAACCGCGCCGAGGGTTTGGTTACTGCGATAGTTGCGGCCACGTTGGCGATCTTGACCAAGGTGTTGACCGTGGTTTGCGCCCCGTTGGCGTCACGAGTTGCCACCGCGCGGAGGTTGTCCGTGGCATCGTTGTACGAGCCGGAGATCCGTGTGACCGTCTTGGGATCCTCGGATAGCGTTGGCTTCAACACGCTCACGTCACCTGTGGGGGAGCTGAAAATCACATGGTCCGCATTGGCCATGGAGAAACCAACGGTGGCCGATTCTGAGTTTTTGAGGGCCCCCTGGCTCGCTGGATACGTCACCGCCCCCCAGATCACCATCGGATGCAGATTGCAGCATTTCACCACGTTGATCGGCTCTACGCTGCCACCCAGCGCTGTGTCGCGCACGCTCCCATACGCACCCGTGGCCGCGGAGCGCGCCCGCGCCTTGGCGCTCAAGAGCTGGGGCACCGTCCCGCGATCCGCAATCGTACCCGTCACCGTGAAAGAGGTGCCGGCCACGAATGTTTGGACGCTCTGGACCATCGCACCGAAATCTTGGATCTCCACCGCATTCGCTGAGCGGTCAGTGGTCCCGGTGAGCTGGAAGGTATCACCCGCTTTCAGCTCTGTTTGGCTACCTGGGTAGGAGCCCGCGAATTCCAACGTCAACAGCTCTGGCGGAGCCTCATAGGTGACCACCGCCACATCCTCCGCCCCCGTGGCGTTGTTGGGCGTTTGCAGTTTGACGGTGAGCACACCTGGGGCCGGCAATGTCAACAGCACTGAGCCGGCGTAGTGCCCCTCATCGGAGGCCGGCGCCAATTGGGAAAACGTGCCATTGATCGCCACCACCGGATAGGAGGCCCTGAGCACCACCTCAATGTCCAGGGATGATACCCGGCACGATTGCAACACCGTTTCAGCCTCATCCTGGTACACCTTGGTGTCCGCCACACCGCCCGGCACATTGATATCCGTGATGCAGATCCAACCGGATCCGCCGCCACCCCCGATGTAGCCGCCAATGACTGCCATGGCTCACCCCACCCGGTCACGGATAGCCTCCAGGCTGTCCGTGGTTTGGTCAAAGGTACGTCCCGTGCCCTTGTTGCAGAGCCGGTCCAAAAGTGAGCCGGGCGCCGCCGATGCCGGCGCCACCGTGGCCGCTTGATCAATCTTTTCCACCTGAGCGGCCACCGTGGATCCTTGCTCTTGCGATTCGCCCATGGTCCCCGGTGTTACGTGGCCCGCTCTGGGCTCGTCCCAAACTCCAGCCACTATGGCAGGAATGTCAGCCGTGATCCCAGCATCCTTGAGTGCTTTGCCCGTGGTCCCTGGAGTAACGTGGCCCGCAATCGGCTCATTCCAAGCGCCTGCCACCACGGCAGAAACCGCGGTTGGGCTGAGCCCCATTTGGTCCCCGATTGCCGCCCGGCTCGAAATAGCCGCGTCAATACGGGCACCTGCGAAGCGCGTGGCATCGCTGAGGATCGAGTCCCTGATTTTGTTCGCACCGGTAGTGTCTACAGCATTGGCGTCCAAAGCATTGGCTGTGAGTGCCATAGTTGCCCCAGGAGCCGCGCGGGAGCTTACCAAGGCATCCAACCTACCCTGAGCTTGTCCTGCGCTGCCAGGGACAGTGTGGCCAGCCAGAGCCTCATCCCAAACAGCTCCGCCAATCTTGGTCGCGCCGGTAGCTGCCACGGAGGCAGCATCCACCGCATTTGACACAAGATCCATCGCTGCCCCAGGTGATGCCCTGGAGCTGATCGCGGCGTCAATTTTGGCGCCGTCAAACCGAGTAGCATCGCTGAGGATGGTATCCCGCACCTTGGTGGCGCCAGATGCCGCCAAAGTGGAGGCATCCACAGCATTTGGCTGGAGAGCCATGGCATCCCCAGGCTCCGCCCTTGTGCTGATCGCCGCGTCCAGCCTGTTTTCAAGCTGCCCCATCGTTCCAGGGGAGGTGTGACTTGCCGCCGCTTTGTCCCAAACGGCCGCCGCTATGACAAGTGGATCCGATACCGCGCCGGCATCCAATAACGCCTTGCCAGTAGTACCCGGCGTTACATGCCCGGACGTGGGCTCATCCCAAAGAGCATTGACTACCCCATCCACGGCCGGTGTGGTCAACGCCATCTGGGCGCCTGGAGCTGATCGTGAGCTGATAGCCGCATCCAGGTTGTCCAACTTTGGAGCCCGGATCGTCGTGTACCCTTGTGCAGTCAATCCGGCCGTCACATCGGCCGGTACAGCTCTCGTACTCACATTCGCATCCAGAGCATCTAGTTTGGATGCTCTGGTAGTGGTGTACCCTTGCGTGGTCATGCCCGCGGGCACATCCGCTGGCGTGGCGCGCGTAGTCACCGCCGCATCCAAATTGTCCAGGTTTCCAGCTCGCGCTACCGTATAGCCTTGCGCCGTCAAACCACTCTGCACGTCCCCAGGTACGGCCCTGGAGCTGATAGCGGCATCAATCCGTGCTCCCTGGAATGGCGTAGCATCCGAAAGTATCTGCGCTTGCGTGGCCCGGCTACTCACCGCGGCATCCAAATCGTCCAATTTGATGGCTCTTGCGGCCGTGTATCCTTGAGCCGTAAGGCCCGCTTGTACGTCACCGGGCACCGCACGTGAGCTGATAGCCGCATCCACGCGCGCACCCGGAAACGGAGTTGCGTCACTGAGGATCTGAGCCTGAGTTGCGCGGCTGGAAATCGCCGCGTCAATTCTTGCTCCCTGAAACGGCGTAGCATCGGAAAGGATCTGGGCCTGAGTTGCCCGTGTGCTCACATTCGCGTCCAAATGATCGACCCACTTACCTACAGAGATCACGCCAGGTCCAGGCAACCGCGCCGTGGTCCCCGGAGTCTGGAGCGGGACCACTTGATAATCATCGTTGGCCGTGACGTTGGTGATGGCTCCGGTGTTGAGGCCGCCCGTCACCTCATAGACGCCCGGCGCGTTGGTTGCGCTGGCTTCTGTCAGTGTTTTGTTGAGTGTGGTCCAGCCAGTGCTCTTGAACGTCATGCCCGTCCAATCAAGAAAGAAACCATCGCTCACACGCCGAATTCGCACATAGAGATCCGTGAGCCCCGTCAGGGGATTGCCCGCCGCGTTCACCGCATAGATGGAAATGGGCTCTGTAGCACCGGTTGTGATTCTCGTAGTGCTCATGTGCCGATCTCCAAAAGCGTGAACGAGGTGAACCGAAAGAATAACGAGGTTGCCCCAGCCAAGCGCGCCTGTACCACGTACAGCACCTCCTCAACGTCCAAAGGTAGCTCTGAATTGGTTGTCTCACTGAATACCACCCACGCACCTTGAGTGTCAGGCAAAGCCACCGGGCCCAGCAACACGCTACCATCCTGTTTCAGAATTCGCAG